ATCTATCAATAAATTGTTGTTCGTTACTTTGTTTAAAAAGCATTACATTGCCTTTTTCTGTAGCTCTAGCTGTTACATTTTTACCTAAAGATAAAAAATGTTTTTTGTGATTAATAGTTCTAGCTGCACCCATAAAGTAATCAGTTACTACAGGGACTAAATCATTACTTAAAAATTCATTAAATTCATTATCATCTAAATTTTTAAATTTTCGTGCTTGAGTTATTAAATTTGATGAAGAAGAGTACAGTTCATTCTGCTTGTTTAACATACCTTCGACAACTTCATCAACATCTTTAGGCTTAACTATTTGAAACTCTTTACCGTCAGCATCTTTCCTTGTTTTAGTTAATAGTTGTCTAAACTTTTCAGGGTTAGCTTCAATAGCTTCTCTGTCCCAAGAACGAGGGAAATAATTTTCTACTTTATTAGGTTCTAGTCCTACTTGTTCTGCATCATTTAATACTTTATTAAAAAACTCTCTTAAGTTATCAGCTGTTTCTCTAACAGCCTTATTAGCATTAGTAACTTCCCCACCTCTTAATAAACTTAAAACTGCTTTACTATCATCAGGTAAAACTTCTCCTGTCTTTCTTATTGGAGCAATAGCATTATCAAATAGTAATTTATAATTACCTCTATCAAAATTAACATCTTCAGCATAAGAATAGCCAACTCTTCTTCTAGTTTGTCGAGTTAGTTTTTTACCAAACTCAGGAGTAAATCTAACACCAAGCTCTCGTGCTGTTTTAGAAAAGTCAGCATCGGTTTTAAGAATCCACGCAGGACTTGCTAGTGTTTTAGCTAACAGTTTATCTTTAGCTTTTCTTAAGTTATAAACTAAGTCACTACCAGCTTCTTTTCTATAGCCATCATTAGTATAAAGCTTTGCCATTCTTTCAGCAAAGAAATCATTTTTTCTGGCAAGACCTCCGAAGATACCACCTGTCAAAGCTCCAATAGCTGTACTACTAACAAGTTCAGGAGTAGAATAAATCCTTCGCATATCAGCGTTTAGTTCTGTATTCTGTCTAAAGTGATTATCAAGACCTGTCCAAGCTCCTACTTCAGCTGCTGTAATTCCTACAGTTCCTGCTGGACTAATACCTTTAACTTTATCAGAGCTTAAAGCAATATTTTTCATACCATTAGTAATACCTTTAGCACCAGCTGTTCGAGCTGCTAAAGAAGTACCACCAGTAACAGGAGTTAATAACATAGCTGCAATAGCTGTTGGGTCTGTAGCTATATCAACAGTTGCATCTTTAATAAGCTCAGCATACTGTTTGAAGCTACCCATATCTGCTCTATCGAATCTAGAACGAAGATATTTATAGTCTTGTTTTTGCTGCTCAGTAAACTTTTCAGACTGAGACATTCTTTGAAAGCCTGAGAATAAATTAAAATCAGAGTCTCTCAAGTATTCAAAGACATCATTATTTTTTTCACCTAATGAGCCTAAAAATCTTTCAGCGACATTTTGAAACTCTTCATTCTTTTCAAGGTCATCCAAAGTATAACCTAACTTTAAACGAGAAGAAGGGTCTCCTCCAATATTAATTATTGCCATATTTAATCAGTTCTTTGCGATTGTCCGTAAAAAAATGCTAAGCCACCAGCTCCCCATAATAAAGATTCCCTAGTACTTGGTGTTATTCCTTTAAGATAAAGTCCCGGTATTTTACTTAATTCTTTTAACAAATTACCTTGATTAACAGAGTTTCCTCTTGAGCTTATAGAATTAAAAATAGCTCGTTCTGTTGGACTTAAATTTTTTAAATAAATTTCTTTACTGTTATTATTTTTAAAACCTTGTTTTGCTCTTTTTAAAGCCTTAGTAATAAATGATGAGTTTTTTGACATTACATGTTTAACTAATTGATTTCCAATAGCTTTACCTGCAACTTTACCACCTATTTTAAATAAGCCAAGTCCGGGAATTAACCATGTAGCATCTACTAAATCTAACTCTTCACCAAACATAAACTCACTAACTTTACCTATAAGGGGAGTATCATTTACTTGTTGTAAAAATGATTTAGTTTCTTGGTCAACATCTAAATTATCAGCAATAAATCTATTTTCTTCTTCTACTGACATTAAACCTTCATCCTTAAATAACATATTTAAAGTATTTAGTTCTGATGTTTTTTCATCTTCAGATAAATCAGAACTTTCAATACCTTGATAAACTTGGTTTCTCATAGTTTTTAAAGCATCAACAGTTTGCCAACCTTTAACTTCTTTAATGTTTTCAATGTATTTAGGAATATTTTGAGTATTTAATTTAGTATTTCTTAAAGTATCAATATCATATTGACTCATATTAATATCAATAGCATCCATACCTTTTCCTAAAATATACTTAGTTGCTAAACTTGCAGCTTCAGCATCATTAATATCATAACGAGTCATTAAGTTTCTTTTAGTTAAACCAACATTAATCGCTAAACCAGTTAGATTATCTTTTTCTTTATAAATGTCTTTATAATTTTCTATTAATAAAGTGTCTGTTAGTCTACTTACCTCACTCTTTACTTGACCATCTACAATACGTATCTCAGTCTCGCTAAGGTCTTTAGGTTTAGCTTCTATAATATTTGATTCACCTAGAAGACTATTACCTATCTGTACTGGATTACCATTCCTATCTATTCCTATTCTTTGATGAACTGATACTTGTAAAGTAGAGCCATCTTTATTCTGTATAATACGTGGTTCTGTTTTTAATTCAGCATCTTTAAAAGCCATAAGGTTTTGTCCTTCTGGTCCTTTCATCCATTCAACTAAGTCTTCAATAGGATTGCCTCTCTTACCATAAGCATCTAAGCTTTCTCTAGCTGCATCTAGTTTAGAACCTAACATACCTCCTAGTTGTTTTTGCTTAGCTATCTTATCTTCTTCTGATAAAGTTTGTTCATCATGTGATTTCGCTAATTTAACTATTTTATTACCAAGAAATCCAGCTATACTTCGTGGAGCTTTGACATCTTGTTGAATGTATTTAATTAAATCGTCTTGAGACATTGAAGGAACAGCTAACTGGTCATCTAAAGCTTTGTTCCAAGCTGCTAAGTTTTCAGGATTATTTGCCCAGTCTTTTGCTATATTATTAATACCATCACTGTATTGAGATATATCATAATCAGCACCTAGTTCAGTTTGTAAATGAGTTCTTAAGGTTTTTTGGGTTTCTTTTTCTAACATTTGTGTTCTAGTCAAGCCCAAGTCTTCATAGCCATCATACATGTTTTGCCATTGCAAAGCATTTTGATTAGTTGCTAAATAACCTACTCTATTAATAGCACCCTCTGTTTCAAGTTTATTAGCTTTATTATTAATTACTTTATCTGCTCCTGCTATTAAAAAATTTAATTTTTGTAAATTTTTAGCAAACTTTTCTTGTTTTTTTGCTTCTTGGTCTCTTCTTTTTCTAGCTCTGTCTAATTCTTGTTTAGCAAATTGAACACCACCATCTCCATATAAAGCCATTATTTTTCTCCTTTTTCTAATAAGCTTGTTCTTTCTACAGGCTCTTGTCTATCTAATAAACTAGAAGGTACATTTAAACTTTCTACTTTTTTTACAATTTCAGGAGGTAAAGCACCTTCTGGAATTCCTTTTGTTTCTTCAACTTTATCTTTAGCATATTTAGCTAAATTATTTTTTTTCATTTCTGCAATATCGTTTTCATCTTCTTGTTCAAGTTCTTCTTCTTCATCGCCATTTATACGATACTCTATTCCTGCTTTTTCAGCTAAAGCCATAAGCACATAAATAGTAGGCTCAATAAGCATCATTAATAAATCAGGATTCCATTTACCTTCTTGAAAACCTCTTTGTAGTAATTGTAAAGCTATGTCAGTTAAAGGAACTCCTTGACCAACTCCTTGCATTAAAGGTACATAAATATCTTCTTCTAACAAACCTTCAGTAATATAATGCAAAGCATCTCTAAACTCTGTAAACTCTGGAGGACTTTCCCAAGGATAAGATTGATTAGGGTCATTAGTTAATGATTGACCCGGCACAGGTCTTCCTGTTCCTGCAATAGCTGCAATGCCTTCTTTATTATAGTCAACTGCCATTTTATACTCCTCCGTACCTTAAACTTTGAAATGTTTTATCTTGCTGTCCCCAATATTCAGCATAAATTTGACTAACATCTTGAAAAGAACTACCCATGCTATTAAAACTATTTTTCATTTTAGTAAAATCTTCTGTACTAAAAACATCAGGTTGTTGAGCTATTTGAATATCCATAGGACTAATATTAATAAATTTTTGTACCGGAGGGTCTCCAGCTATATCATAAGAAACTTTTTGTCCTAAACCAGTCAAAGCAGAAGAGCTTAATTGTTCGCCTACTTTAGTAGGGTCTGTAATATCAGATATTAATTTACCACTAGCTTCTGAAATAAAATCTGCTCCTTTTTCTAATAAAGATTTATCAAGTGTTTCGTTACTTCCTACTAAGTCTGGTAGTGTTTCCATTTCAAAAGGTTTAGTTGTAGCTTGAGTAACCATTCCTGTTTTATCAACTTTAGTTACACTTTCTAAAACTTCATCTAAAGAACTCTTTGGAGGTTTTACTTCAGTAACATCTTTAATAACTCCAGCATCACTTCTTGCAACTACATCATCTCCTTTAGGAGTAAATACAGAAGACCTTCCTTCACTTAAACTAAAACCTTCGCCTTGTAAAAAGTTTCCAGCTCTATCTATACCGTTACTAATTGCTTGAGTAACACTAGTATACACTTTTCCTACAGTAGAACCCGCAGCATGAATACCTTGCATAACTTTACCAAAAGCACCACTAGCACCACTAGCAAATTTACCAAAACTTCCCCACATATTACTAAGTCCCGACATTGCATAAGGCATTAAAAACATCATACCAAGTTGTCCGACTACTCCCAGTTTACCAAAAGCTTTTCCTACTTTATTAACAACTTTTTTAATTCCTCTACCTACTTTTTTAACGACTTTTTTTAGTCCTTTAAATATTTTTTTAAAAAATCCCATTTTTTCTCCTAACTTGTTCCAAAGAATCTATCTATAGTACTAGATACATTATTAAAATTTGTATTCCAATTTTTAGCTGCGTCTCCTTCAGCTCCTGCAGCAGCTACCATAGCTTGTACTTTTCTTGTAGCTGTATTATCAGCCCATCTAAAGTCATAGTCTGCTTGGTCTCTTAACTCTTGCCATAAAAATGATAAAGCTTGTGAAGATAAACCATAAGCCATTTGAACATTTTGTTGGTTAATTGCATTTTGAGCAGCTGTATCAGCTAAGTTAGCTTTTCTTCGCCATTCAATATTTGATTGTTCTATCATTACTGCATTTTGAGTATTAAACTGTTCTCTATTAAAATCTATTTGTTCATTAAATTGTTGTGCTTGATTGACAATAGCAGCATCTGCTTTGTTAATTTCTGCTTCAATACCAACTCTTCTAGCTTCAGCAGCATTTGATTGTTGTACATTAAATTGTTCAGCAGCATTCATTTGTTGAGCATTAAATTGTTCTATATTATTGTTTAAACTTGTCATAAACTGTTGAGTCTGATTAGCACTAACTGCTCTAAATTGTCTAGCTGCATTTTCTGCTGCTTGGTCACTTAATAATCTTTGCTGGTCTAATTGTGACCTAACAACATTTGATTGTTGTTCTGTTGATAGATTAGCTAAATCCATTTTTAAAAATGAATCAGCATTTTTAATTTGTGCTTGTTGATTTAAACTAGCTTCAGCTAAATTAGCTTGTGACATTAAAACAGCATTTTGAATAGTTGCTTGTTGTTCATTACTAGCTTCAGTTAAACTTACAGTTTGTAAAAATTTACTATTAGATAGAGCTGTTTGTTGGTCTGCACTAAATTGAGCCATGTCCATTTGAAAAACATTATTAGCATTACTTAAGGCAGTTTGTTGTCTTCGTTGAGCATTAGCTTCAGCTACTTGAGCTTCAATAGTTTTTTGTTGTGCAACTGATTGTTGAATAGCTTGAGCATTTGCTTGTGCTAAAGGTATTGAAGATTGAATAATAGTATTAATTAAAGTATCTCTACCTACTGTAGAAACTGACATACCTCTTTCTGCTAATATTTTTTCTACATTAGCAACAGCAGGTCTAGCCCACATAGGAATTTCACCTTCTTCAAGACCTGATAATAAACTATCAAGTTGATTAGAAACTAAAGCTTCTTCAGGTAAACCTTCAATAATACCTCTTTGTGCTTCAGTAAAGTCTGTAAGTCTTGCTTCTAAAGACTCTGGGTCATTACCAAGCTCTGTGATATCTTCTTCAGATAAACCTGCAGTTCTTAATTGTTTTTTAGCTCTAGTAACTCTAGCTAAACTAGTACCAGCATTAATAGCTGCTTGAGCTTTTGCTTCTGGACTAATACTTCCAATTACCCTCTCAGCTAAAGCACCTTCTTTTATTTCGACTTTAGCTCCTTCAATAGGTGTTACTCGTTCTACATCAGCTTCTGTTACTTCTTTACTAACTGTACCTGTAGCTGCTTCAACTTCAGCTTCTTTTTGTAATTTAAAAGCTTGAAACTCAACAGCTTCTAGTTGCTCTGGAGTTGCTGCTGTTTGTGTGTCTTGCATTTGAGCTACAAGCTCAGGGCCTACTTTTTTAATAAACTCTGGAGTAACTCCTTTTCTTTGTGCTAAGTCTTCATATTGACCTTCATATTGTTCTCCAGTTTCAATAGGTTTTAATTCTTGTTCTGGAACTAACCCTGTTGGTAATTCTCCTGCAGCTATGTCTGTAACTTGTTGTCCTGTATCTATAACTCTTTGTCTTCTTTCAGTTTCAAATTGGTCTTGTGTTCCTTCTACTGGAGTAGTAGGAGTAACTCCACTTCCCGGAGGAGTAAAAATACCACCTCCTATGCCTCCTATATAAGGGTCTGGGTCTGGTTCATATTCATCATCATACCCTTGTCTACCAGTATCTATTGGAGCAGTAGGAGCAGGAGTTGGTTCTGGTTCTGGTTCAGGAGCTGGTGTTGGTCTAGGTTGAGTAATTTGTCCGTCATCTACTGGAGGTAAAGGCGGAGCTGGTTGAGGAGATAAGGTAGGCATAGGAACCTGTATTGGAGCTGGTGCTGGTGTTGCATCAGGAACAGGAGTTCCTACTTTTTCACTAGGCGGAGCAGGTGTTGGTGCAGGTGTTGGTGTAACAGCACCTATATCTGGTCTTCCTACTTTAGCTCCTTTAGGTACAGCACCCCCTATAGCATATTGTACTTTACCACCTTTTCTGTAATCTTGTCGTACAGATACTGTTCTTGTTCTTTTGTTTTTACTTTTTGCCATTGTTCTTTTTCCTACTTTTTAGAGTTGTTAAAATCTTTGAAGGTATAGTAGCTATAGAGACGACTAAGGTTGAAACAGGAAGTTTCTTAGTCTTTTTAGTTTTCTTACTTTTCATCTATATTTTACTATTTTTCCATCAATTTGTCAATCTTTTCTTCTAATTTGTCAAACCTTTCCATTACTGATTTCATAATATCTTTGTTATCAGATTTTAAAACATAATTAGTTGCTACTTCTTCTCTGGTTTTATTTAATAATATATCCAATCTTTTTAACTCTGACCCATTCTGTCTAATGCTATACAGCACTGGAGCTAAGACCAGAGTTATAAAGATATTCCAAAACATTAAGCTGGATATTTCCATACCTAGCTTATAGTTTTATTAACGGATGTTGGGGTAACTTTCTCAGCTATCTGAGCATCAATCCCAGCTTTAAGAGCTGTAACTTCATCGGACCCGACAGCTGCTTCGACCCAGCCTTGGACATTTGATAAACTTACACTAGCAAAAGCTGTGAAGCTTGATAAATCTGAAACATCTAATGATTGACTACCATAAACTTCTCCAGTTTGTGGGTTACCATCAGCATCGTTGTTAGCATCGTCAGACCCTTTTAGTCTCCAATGCACGTTATAAATTACATCAGACTCAGTGTTTGAACTGCTATCTGTATGTGAAGGGTAAGTATCTACGTTTGATACATCCCAAGTATATGATATAGCCATTTTAGTTTCCTCCTTTCAATAGCTTTAATTCAGCCTTAAGAGTCTCAATAGTTTCTATTAAGCTCTCGTAGCCTTCCATGTCCTCAAGACCTTTCGGGCTATGAGAATGTTTCTTAAGTTCTGTTACTTCTACTTGAAGTTGTTTTATTTGTTCTTCGACCTTCATACTTTTTCTGGTTCAATAATTATTTTACCATTATCATCTGTTAGAATTGAATCATGTATTTCTTTATCTTGTCTTTCACCTATAACTAACCAAGATACTTCTGCACTTGAGTCTGGGTTTTGACAAATAATAGTTAATATATTATTTTCTATTTTACCTTTAACATTATCCCAATCAGACTCATTAGTTGTAAAGACTCTGAAGTCTCTATTTAATGCTACTAATGTTCCTTCAGTCATACCAAACCATTCATCTAAATTAATTTGTGCTTGACCATTAATAAGTTTTATTTCACCACTGTATAGATTATCAGCTTGTGGTCCCTCTACAAATGAGTGTACTAAGTGATGTGTGTCTGGTTTAAGTGGGTGGTCAATCTTAAATGAACCTGAACCTTTAGATAAAGCACCAGCAACAGTTACTCCTGAGCTATTAAAAGTACAATAAGTTGAACCTGTCCCTGAGGTAGCT